ACATTTGGTAAAATTTTAGCCTGATCATAGAGTCCTTGATATAAACCATCATTTTGTTTTTCGAAATCAGAACCATACACTTTGGTGCTACTATAAACATCTAATTCTATATTGTTATTTTTTACTAATTGCATAGCTCCAAGTAAGACAGATAAACCCCTCCATGGAGTAGGATGGTATATTAATTTTATTTTATCCCTCTTTTTTTCTACATCTCTTTGTTTTATATTAGTTATTCCGTTTTTAATAACAGTGCATTTTTCATGAGGTATTTGAAATGTTTTTCTAAATTGTTCATAATTCCAATGACTATTAAATACATAATAGTCATATTGTTCTATTTGTTTTTTATCTCTAAAAAATTCTTGAAAGTGTGGTTGATCAGGAGCCATTTTTTGCCAAAGAATATTGATTTTATTTTTTGATAAGGGAACTCTACCAGGCACTGATAAACATATTTGAAATTTATCTAATAAAGACTTATCAATATTATCTTGTAAAAATTTGTACTGTAATTCTGTTCCTCCTAATGGGCTCATTAATTAAATATACTCCATGAACAAATTATTCTTTTTTGTATTGATGTAGCAGCGTGAGTAATCTTTGCTGGTATAAATATTGCATCAGTTTTATTAACTTCATAAATTTTTTTTAATGATGGAATATCGTAAAAGGTCGTGCCTTCAAGACCAATTATAAAAACGTTACATTCGTCTGCGTGCAATGGCCCAGTAGATGACCTAAAAGAAAAAAAAATATCCGGTCTAAATTTTTCATCGTTTATGCCCTTTTTAAATAAAACACTAAATTGTTTATGCAGCTCATTTAATTTTTCTGATTCTCTTACATCAAATATTTGAAAGGTATGACTAAAAATGTCGTTAATATTTATTCCTGTATGTTTTGGATATTTTGGACTATTTTGAAAGTAACTATATTGAATAAGATTTAATATATCATTAAAATTAAAATCATTTTTAATATCAAGTATATTTTTAAAAACCTTTACCTGATTTAAATTTTCATTTTGTAAAAAATCTACGTTTTTTAAATTCATTTTTTTGTTTTAGTAAATATTGGCAAATCAGGCACCATAACTTCAACATCTGTAGCTAGATCTTCTTGTGTATGTTTAGATAAAAAGTCTTCTTTAGTTTTATATTTTTGTCCAGTTTTTTTACTTCTGTAAATGGTTTTAGTCTCACATTTAATTTTTTGATAAACAGTCATTTTTTTTTAATATAGTAATTTAACGTCCTTGTCCACGACTTTTCTTACGATGTGGTTTTCTTTTGTTCTTTCTTTTGGTATGAACACCCGGACGCTTTTTTGGTGTGCGTTTATGATAATTGTTTACTCCAAATAGAGGTTTCTTTTTAGCCATTATGTTTTGTATAAATAATATTTATAACTACCCTTCTTTTTGTATTAGTCTGTGTTACACCGGTGTGAGCAACGTTAGAGGGAAAAATTATTAACCTATTTGCAACACTCTTTATAAAAGGCTGACCCTCAATATTTGTACCACCATTATTATCGTTTAAATAAAAAATTGCACTATAAAAATTTACATCTTTGTGATCCACGTGATAACAATGTTCTATATGACTTTCAGTGCGTAAATTTAAATTAATCTTTATTCTACACAATGAGTCTATATTTAATTTATTTAAAAGAGGTGTAAGTGTATTAAAAAGTGGACTTATATAAAATTTAGGTTGCGATTTATACACACTGTGTACAAACATACAATTATCTAATTTATCCTGTTCCTCATTATGTCCACATATGTCATCGTTATAACCCCATGGAAATTCTGAGTCTAAGACTTCATTTTGAATTTTGACAAAATTTTCTGGGTTCAAAAAATTATCAAAAACTTCAATCTTACGCTTATCCATTTTCTTGAGATCTATCTATTAATGCAAAACTTATAGCTCCTTGAATCTTATTGCCACTCGTCGCCGCTTGCACTGTGACTGAGTCACCTGCTTCTAGATTTAAACCTTGTGGCGCCGCATTGACTTGAGACTTAGCTGCAACGTCACTTCTAAAAAATTCATATTCAGCACCAGAATCAGATGAATCTACTAAGTTCATATTAACTAGAATAGCTGATGAGCCATCGTTGTTAGCAACATAAATACTCTTAATTATTATCGTTGCATTAGAGGGACATGTTAAAACAGTAGTTTTACCTGTGCCTGATTGTTTGTAACCTTGATTTTGATATTGTATTGTCATGATAAAAAATAATTAAATGCGTCTTGTTTGTTTTTTATATCATTCTCATATGAAAAATTCAACTGAGACTGTAAAGTTCTAAATGCTTGAAGTATTTGTCTTTGATCTTCTTGTGAGTACTCCGATTTAGGTTCTGGTATCTGTATAGTTATTTTAGCCATAAATTAGTATATCATAATGTTAATGTTGTTTAAATAAAAGATTTCCTGCAATAGTTTCTTGATTCTCAGAGGGTTGAACACCGTGAGGTAAAAAACTTGGAAATATTACTATGCTGTTATTTTTAAATCTTAAAAAATCTTTTGTTTTGTAAATTGATTCCATTCCAAAAGATTCTACTAAATAATCGTTTGGTGCTAAAAAATATGTTTTACTTTCTTGAACCTTAGAATAAATTATAAAACTAAAATGAGATTTAGGATGAATATGTGGTTCTTGATAATCATTATTTTTGTATTTATTTGTCCAAATATTTATTAAATCTACTTCAAAACCTGTAAATTTTTCGCTCATCAATTCACTTATTTTTTTTAATAAATAAATTTTTGATTCGTTTTTTAAAGCATTAACAAAATTATGTGATTTCGTTGACTGAGCTCTACTCATCCAAGAGGGTATAAATTCATTTTGTTTCTCAAACTCAATTTTTTTAGAATCGATATCACCATAAAAAATAGGTGTGCTAAATAAATTATAGATCACTATCTTCTACCGTCAGGTCTTATATCAAATCTAAAAGACCCATACCTCCAGCTTTCATTCAAACCTTCATTCTCAACCTGAACAGCTACTAATCTTGCCCTTGCCCTTGTATCAACTTTAGATGTCGTTGAGCTTAAAGTAAATGGTCCTAAAGGACTAGAAGAAGCGGTAGTTCCTTGTGGAAATTGATTTAAAAAAATTGTTATTTTTGCATTTCCACTTATACGTTTAAAATCAGGTAAAAATCTTTTTATACTCATTATAAATTCCCCATCGCCAGGCACACCTTGTCTTCCATTTAAATCAAACTCTCCAGATTTTATAAAAGAAGTTATGGCTGTTTCAGTTCCATCTCCATTTAATTGATTAAGTCCAGCTTCATGTTCGTAGTAAATCGTTGCTCCATTAGATACGCCATTTACAACAGGAAAAGTAGGAGTATTAGATTCATTAAAATCAGTAGCGTAAGGCTGTTCGTAAACTGTGGAACCAACCCAAGTTGTTCTGTCCAGAGTGCCTGTCGTCCAAACATTTTCTGCATAATTGTAAGTCACTACTCTGTCAATTATAGAAGAATTGGCTGTAGGATAAAACCAATTTATTTCTGAATAAAGTTCATTTATTCCTCCATAAATTATTTGGCCAGAATTGTAATTTATGCCAGGGTTGTTGCCTGTCGTTGTAAAAACAAAGTCCTCTACTAGACATGGAATAGATTTAACGGTTCCGTCATAAACATAAAATCCTCCAGTTTTACCCATCCAATAAACTGCTCCGTTTGCAAACACTCCAGCGTGTTGGCCTATTAAACCATTATTAGATCCTACCTTCCTAATTGAAAACGTAAAAGGAGGACCAACAAATTGCATTTCATATGTAGCAGTGTCTGTTAAAACTAAAATATAATCTTTTCCTTTAAAAGCTCCAACAATTCTAGTGCCGTCATCTAATCTGAATGTTCCTGCAGTGTTTGTTGACGTAGGTTCATATACACTAATGCTTTCTTGATCAGAAAATCTTATAAACATTTTATCTTGTGGACTTGAACCTATCGTCGATTGTGTTCCTAAATGAAATAGATGTCTATCCCTGTCTGACACAATAGACATCACAGATTGTGTTGGCATGCCAGTTCCAATGGTTGCTCTTGTTTGTAAAGCAGTGCCTAGTGATGCATCCCAAGTAAAAGTTTCACCATTGTGCACTGTGGCTATTAAAATATTTCCAAAATTATCTAAAGACCAGTTACCAGGTTCTATTGTAACAGAAGTTGTAGATGAAGCGTCACCCCATCCTACAAATTCTGTAATGTCGGTGACTGTTGATCCGTTTGCATGCTCTGCAGGAGTTGTGCCATTTATTCCTCTTGTGATTCCGCTAATAGTGTTAGTGCCAGTGGTGTTTGTTGTGTATTCCATATCTTCAGA